TACGGTTCTCTAATTTGGTGAGATCAAACTTTCCATTTTGTGCCTTTTCATAGAGTTCAAACTCTGTTCTGAGGTATGGAAATCTACCTTCATTAACAAACGCACCATTAGGATAGTTTGGTGTAATTACATCTCTATTGGATGTTTTCCAATCAGATGTTCCTCCACAGTCTCCATAAATCTTGGGAACATTATCATTTGGTTTTCCGTATGGGAAGAGACCCATAGTCTTACCAGCTTCAATTGGTTTGAACCCACAATACGAAGTTGCGGCCTCATATGCCTTAACGATACCAGCACTATCATCCAGAACCATTTCATGTTTAAATCCTGGTTCTCCTTCATCAGTACTATCAAACTCTGGGAAATGGAACGATTGATATGGTCCTCTTCCACCTAAGTGTTTATAAAGAGTTCTGAACTCTGAAGGATATCCACAATCAAAAATAGATTCCAATTCCCATACAGTTTCTTGGCGACCATTCATATTCATAGGAATGAATGTGCCTGCACCATCTACAACCACTGCAACAGCATCTTCAAAACCTGATCTGTAGAAAGCACAGGCAGCATGAAGTTTGTGATGATTTCTACTCAGATCAATTACTTGTGGATGTTGTGGCCACAGTTCGGCCTTTCTATCAATGAGACCTAATTTTCGGGCTAAACCAGTGTAAACATCATCCCCCGTGAAATCAATATGACCAGCAGCACCTGTGTGACCAGGTGTTTCTCGCAGAGGTTGAGTGTGAGCAATTACAAGATAATCAAGTTTGTCGGTATACTTCTTGATTTCAATCATGGCAGCAAATGGGCCGCCATCATATTTGACTCTAGAGAGTCGTTCCTCTTCGATAGAGAAAACAACTTCTCCATCCTTTAGAAGACAAATGCCGCCATTGTGTCCTCTAGTGAGACCAGCAATCCATTGTGCCATAATAAACTCCGAATTATTTTGCAGACTTTAAGAGATTTTCAACTTCAGATTTGAATCCTTTACTGGGTTTCACTGCTGTTGTTGGAATATTCAACTTAGTTGGTTGCAAAGTTGAAAATTCTTGTTGTTGCAGAGGGGGCATTGAAGGTGCAAGTGTTTCTGCCTGACCATTTTGTGCCGCAAGTTGTTCTAGAGTGGGTCCAGTATATTTTCCTGGTTTACCAAGTCTCTTTCTTGCAGATGCAATAACTTGTTTTACTTGATCAGAAGACATTTCACATGCCTGATCATTGTATCTAGTACGTTCATCATCCATCGTAATTCTGATGGGTTCATACTTTCTTTTTCCTTCGCCAATGTCAATGATATCGAAGTCACTGCAATCTGGGTATGAAATATTAATAGGATATGTAGAACCAATTACAACAGTTGCAGTTTTACCAAGTGCCTTTGCAATGTGTTGTCCAACACTATCGCACCCAATAAAATGATCTGCACCTTCAATCAACCCAGCCCAAATTCGGATATCATCGACTTTTGGTCGGGCTACCTTATGTTTTGACTTCTCTTCATTCTCTTCCAATGGGAAGTGAACTTCACTCATAATAACCACGGCATAGTCTTTTTTGAGATCATTAATGATATCAACAGTGTTGACCATATTCATGCTTCTTGAACCAGGATCAACAACGAAATCACCGACACTAGTGACACCTCTACCGAAAGGTTGAACAACTACTACCTTTTCCTTTCCTGTGCCGGCTCTAACTTCTGCAAGAATATTCTGTGCGGTTACTACTTCCATCTTATTGAGATGAATTGATGGATCGCCAACTTCTCTTGGTTCATCGAGTTCGTTGATGATCATATCAAAAGCCTGAGCAATACTACACTTTTGATTGTAATACCACCAATTTCTATATGGTTCTACACTAACACAATCTCTATTTTTGATGTAGTCTTCGAAAAGATTTTTATGCCAGTTATCGAAACACTTCCCATGAAGAACGGGGTGTCCCTTATAAAAGTCTGTGCCCCCCTCACAAACGATGATGAAATCGTCATGGGTTTCGGCGTATTTTTCTAATGCGGGGATGGAGGAAAGAACTCTTCCTGCACCACCATTAATAAAGAATGCTTTAGGTCTCATGTCAAAGATTCATTTTGAAATTATTTAGGGGTCTTTTCAGACCCCCATTTTAATGTATATCAGAGACCAGGATTCTGATCTTCAGTTGGTTTTGCACGTTCCATTTGCTCAAGTCCACGAGCAATTGCACGAGCCTCTTTCTCTTCCTTGCGAGCAATCTGTGCCTCAGTCATAGAGGAATAGCTAGATCTAACCGCATCAGGAGAAAGTGGTTGCATCTTAGCAGCAACTGCTGGAGGAATACCGTGAGTCTCAACAAGAGAAGGCCAATCTCTGAGGTTTTGTCTGTAATCTGTCCATGCAGAAATCATGGCAGCAGGCATATCAGAAGAAATCTGACCATCGCTGGAAGCCAACATAGAGTTTCTTGATTCTCTAATATCTTCTACACCAAACCAATCATCATTTGCTTCACCGAGAATTACTTCATTAACAGTGAACATTCTTGCTGTTGGAACTCCATCTACAACTCTTACTGTGAGGGGATCCCAAACAAATTTTGGAAGAATGGGTAAACTATACTTATACTGTTCAAAACCAGCAATCACTGGGGATTGGGGGTGGGGAACAACTGCACCAGCTGCTTCACCTGTCTGTGGATTTGGAGTTTTGTTATCTGGAAGGACTGGACCAGAGAATTCCTGGGACTCATTAACAATTGGTCCTCTAAGTTGACAAATTAATGGATATACAGTGCAATCCACTTCGAAGAACTCAACAACGTCACGAGGCATTGGACGGCCATCGGCTTTGTCATCTTCGGTCAGTGGACCATACTTTTCATATCCATCTGCGCCAATCTGCAGATAAATCTTGTCGGGTCCATGGTAAGTATACTTACGGGACTTATTCTGTGTTCTATTATGATCTACCATGTACTCATCGGGGAGTGGCAGATCAAATTCTACTCTAATAATTTCGGTTGCCATAACGGTTTCTTTGTTCGAGTAAACATCTCTCGGTATTATTTATAATTTTTTACACAAAAAAAGGAACGGTTTCCCGTTCCTATTAACTTATTTTTTTATGTTTTTAGACGTAAGTAATCTTAACAAGTCCAGGACCACCAGTATTTCCATAACCATTATCCCATCCACTACACTGAGAAGTCATTGCTCCAATTGCACCATGTGCATAAGGAACAGTCCAACAACCATGACGGATCCAGCAGTCATGGAGTTGATATTGGACTTCACCGCCAATGAATGGAGCGGGAGTTGGTTGAGATCCTACACACTGACAATGACATTCCGATGCGTGAGACGCAAATTCTCCTGCGTGAGAACCCATTTGGAAGTCGGCACCATTATCATTGGGACCTTTACAACAGGTAAAATATGAGTTACAAGCTTCGTTCCAAGCAGTGTTTGCCTCACCTCTGTGGCCACCTGGGGTACAGAAGTTGGAAAGGTTGTAACCATTAATGTATGAAGAACATCCATAACAACCAACACAGTCAAAAGAACAACATGGATAAACACCAGCAGCACAGATTGTATATTGACACCCAGGAACTGTACTAATCGTTTTACTTGCGTAGTAACCACCGCCGGCACCCCTATAGTGGTGACAACGGTCCCAGGAACAAGAACCGTGTCCGTTTCCTCCAGAACCCCAAATCTCAAAAGTCACTCTAGCAACACCAGTTGGGACTGTCCAGAGGCAGCAACATCCACCAGTTACACTATTTGGATTTCCATAAACCCACTGAATATTCCAGGTTTTCAATGCATTTGCGTTGATCTTTGCATCTGTGATCACTCCTGCTGGAAGTGAAGCACCATCAACTTTTTTATAGTCGGTATAGTTTGCCATGGGTGAAAGATTCCTACGTTAAATATTTATCAGAAATATGTAATTTTGACGATTCCATTACCGCCTGTATTACCATATCCATTATCCCAGTTGCCGCAGTAACTAGACTGAGCACCTTGAGCACCAGAACCGTAAGGAACGGTCCAACATCCATGACGGATCCAACAGAAGTTAATTGAATAAACAACGTCGGTTCCAACAAGAGGAGCTCTAGAAGGCCTCGTTTGTTGGTGATGACAGTGACAGAATCCAACACCGAACCACCACTGTACAGAACCAAATCTACCAGAGTGAGAGATACCACCGAAGTCACCGTTGTTGAAACCTCTCTGCAAACAGCAGTCATATGCAGAGTAACAAGTTTCGGTCCAACTGGTGTTTGCACAACCTCTAGAACCACCAACGGCACAGAATCCACTTAGGTTGTAACCGTTAACGTAGGAGGAACATCCTTCGCATCCAGTACAATCGAAAGAACAACATGGATAAACACCAGCAGCACAGATCGTATATTGACAACCTGCGGCGGTGTTAATAATTTTAGCGTTGTATGATCCACCACCTGCGCCTTTAAAGTGTTGACAACGGTCCCAAGCACAAGAACCATGTCCGTTGCCACCAGCACCCCACATTTCAATGAAAAGTTTTGAAACTCCAGAGGGAACTGTCCAGAGGCAACAACATCCACCAGCTGCAGAGTTGGGAGATCCATGGACCCACTTGATTCCATAATTTTTTCTAGCACCAGGAACAATCATTTCATCGGTGACTAATCCGTCATCAATTTGGTCCGTAGTTACTCTTTTGTAATCTGAATAGTTTGCCATTTGTATAAAGTTCCCCTGATTAGACGTAAGTGATCTTTACGACACCTGTTCCACCGACTTGGCCAGTGCCATTATCCCAGTTGCCACAATATGTGGTCATTCCATTACCGCCTCCCATTGCATAAGGAACGGTCCAACATGCACAACGTACCCAACATTCTGCAACGTGACCACCAATCGTTCCGAAGGATAGGAATGGTGCAGTTCCAGAACACCAGGTGTGTCTGTAACAGTGACATGCAAATGGTCCTGTACCTGCAGGAGCCATATTACCCATAGCAAATTGAGAGTTGTTTTGACCTGGGCTTACGCAACACTGCCACTCGGAAGTACACATCGTATCCCAAGCAGTGTTTGCACAACCTCTAGAACCACCAGTTGCACAAAAACTACTTAGATTGCAACCATTAACATAAGAAGCGCATCCCTGACATCCAACACACTCATAAGAACAACATGGATAAACGCCACCAGCACAAATCGAATACTGCCACCCAGCTTGAACATCAATTGTTCTAGTGGCATACATTCCGCCACCAGCACCAAAATAGTGATGGCAACGGTCCCAAGAACAGAATCCACTACCATTTCCCCCAGCGCCCCAAAGATCGAAGGTGACCCTCTTAACTCCAGTAGGAACTGTCCAAAGACAACAACATCCTCCAGAAATACCTCCTAACCCTCCACTGATCCACAATACGCCGTATTTGGGACCAGATCCAGGTGCAAAAGCACTATCTGGAATAGATTGATTTGGGATCTGAGCAGCAACAATTTTTTTGTAACTTCCGTAAGTGGCCATTTTATCTCTACATTGGGTGGTTTATATAATAGACAGAAAAGAAAGAGGGGGAAGAATCCCCCTCCCCAGAATCAGATGGAGAACAGTCTCCAACCGTATGTGTCACCCGAGAAGGTGAGTTCGAACGATGCACCCTCAACGTTGACCGTGAGGTCTGCAGCGTCACCCTGAATCAGTTTGCCGTTTCTTTGGACAACCAGTGCGTTGGTGTCGAAAGTCTTGGCTGCGTCGTAGAATCTGATCGTATCACCAAGATTTGGGCTTGCGGGCAGAGTCATTTGAGCTTGACCAGTGTCCGTGCGGACGAAGTAGACATGCGAGGCAAGTGCGTTGTTGTTTCCAGAAACTGTCTCGTAGGTGAGTTTACCAGGCTGGACCCATGCGGTTCCATCGTAGTATTCCAGAGCACCCAGAGTGGTGTTGAATCTCAGAGCACCAGTGACGAAGGACTCATCAACGCCTGAAGGTCTTTGGGCGGTAGTACCAACTGGGGGAACCATCGCACCAACGCCCATCTTACCGCGAAGCAGGAATCCGCGAGTTGCGAATTCAGTTGGGCAAGCGCTGTTGGAGTCACCAGACATGAATTCATCAGAGGAGAATTCGTTAATTGCCTCACCGACCTGACCACCAATCGCACCCAGTCTCAGTTCTGTCAGACCAGACAGGTTGAACGCGGAGGCGTCCAGGGTTGCACGACCAGTCAACTGGTCAACGGAGAAGAATTGACCAACTCTGAAGTTACCACCTTGGTCAGTGGAGACGAAGAACACCTTACCAGGACCGAATGTATTGGTCTCATTACCCTGAATGATTTGAGTTTCGTCAACATCGGGATAATTGGTCTCAACCTTGTTACCAGTACCAACACTCAGGAAGTCGTGACCCGTCAGGCGGACCTGAGAGAATCTTGTTCTAACACTGATGGTGGAACCTGCGCCCGTGACGTTACGGGTGTCAGGGGTTGCCTTACCCTTCTCTGGCGAGATTGTCAGAGTAGCGCGGTTATAGTAGGTGTGTGCCATTCCAACGGTGTCGGTGTAAGTTACTGCGGCCGCGACGTTAGTAACTGTGTTGACAATGTAGAACAGGGTATCTTCACCAAAGCTGGTGGTGAATCCGATTGCGTCACCTACGAGAGGAACGGAATCAAATCCATCAATCTCAAGGATTGTACCCTTCTGACCAGAAACAGAGGATGTTGCAGCTGCAACGTTGAAGGAACCAGCATAACCAGCGCCCGAGGTGTCACTGTAAGCATATACAAGTTCACCATCTACGAATGGAGAAGTACCGATTGCAACGTTGCCGTTTTCAGCAGTTGCGGTAGCACCATAACCAGGATGATACTTGAAGTAATACTTATCAGCGGCCTTCTGGTCATTGATCAACCATCCCTGTGCGCCAGAGGCTTGACCAGTAAGGGTGTTACCAATTGCGACTGTACCCGAAACTGTTGTTCCGAGAATGGTCATCAAGTCACCGAACAGTCTTGCAGATCTTGCAACTTCGTCAGATGCGAAACCAGAAGAGATGACACCGTAATCACCATAAGAGTTGTTACCACCAACGGCACGAATTCTCGCACCACCACCAGAGTAGTAACCCCACTTAGCGTAGTAGGTGAAGCAGGAGACGATCTCAGCGATTGCACTCTTATCAAGGAGGAATCCAGCACCGTCAGAGTTAACCTGCGTGAAGGCGTCGAAGACCATCGATTTTGCACCTTCGCTGTGGACACCACCGTCGATGAAGACGCCAACACCACCACCACCGAATCTGCCACTTTCAGTTGCGGGATCCGAGAAAGTCGTACAATCCTTAACGTAAGGCGACTTGTTGTTAATTGGGGAGTTGGGGTTCAGTGCGAAGAAGATACCTGCGGCAGTTGTACCAACACCAGTTCTGATATTGGAGTTGTCCATCTCCAGAGGAGCGTTAGGATCATAATGGAAACCTTCCATTCCCTTGAACGCCAGTGCCTGTACGGTAGTTGCGTCAGACAGTTTGAACATGGTCGATCTGTTGTTTGGCGTGATGCCATCATCAGAGAAACCAGAGGCGGGAAGAACCTGAGTACCTCTCAGAGTATGTCCAACAATCGAAGTGAATGGTGGAACAACAATTGGGAGTTGCTCATAGAACTGAGAAGCAGAGAGTCTCAGAATAGCAGGCGTCAGGTCAGTCAGCAGACCACCCTGTACATAGGTGTGGTTGATTGTGGAAACACCAATGTTAACTCTGAAAGTATCAACATCGGGAACTTCAAGAACTTCGAAGTAGGACTTAGAAGCCTTATCGGGATAAACAGTAGTTGTCAGACCAACGAATGCAGTACCAGCCTGAACGTAGAGGTAATCGGTTGCAGATTGACCAACGTTCAGAATGACCGAGTTAGCATCGGGGATACCTTGAACAGGGAACTGGAACTGACCAGGAGTGTGGACAGCTGGGAAGTTACCTGTGATGGTTGTGTTGCTGGATGCAACACCGATGTTAACAGTAATTGTGGTTGGAGTAACCGATGTGATATTGATCGCAGTATCGTAGTAAGGATCCGTTGCACGAGGATAGGAGTGGTCGGTCAGATAACCGTCCATTGCACAACGGAAGGTCAAACTGTTGTTTGCCAGTTTGATGGAGGTGTTGGCAGGAAGTTGGTGAGCACCAATATCCAATGTCATAGCACCAGTCAGGTGATTATAAGTTGCATCCGATACGTCATAAGCAACGAGTGGAGATGCACCAACGTTTACCGTGAAGGTATTTTGGGTAATCGCAGTAACTGCGAGAGTTGCACCAGCAGCAGGGTCAGTTGCACGAGGATATGTCTTATTGGCACTATTGCCATCCATCGCACAAGTGAAGGTCAATGAGTTGGTATCGATGCTGATCGTATCAGCGATCGAAAGACCGTGATTACCAACAGTAAAGATGATTTCGCCCGAAGTTGGGGTATATTGTGCGTTTGTTGGGGTGAATGTCGAACCTGCGAGAGATCCTTGGACACAGGTGATTGCACCAGGGTTTGCAGCAATAAATGTGTGATTATAGTCACCACCAGTGATAACTGCGCCACTTAAAGCACTTTGGAATTGGTGCTCAAATCTTGCATCACCAGTGTACTGAACTTGAAGATTTCTAATTCTAACAAGTGTGCCGATACCGACTTCGGGTGCATTACCCAGTCCGATAGCGGTGATGGTTGCGAGACCAACTGTCTTGTTGTACTGCATACCCAGTACGGTGAAGACATTACCACCAGAGAGACATTCGAATTCTACGCCTTCTAACTGAACGAACGTACCAGTGTTTTGCAGTCCGTGACCAGGAGCAGTAATGGTTGCAACACCAGTTGCGGCAGTGTAATTAAATCCTGTAATAGGTGTTTGGGGACGTGCAGCGGCACAAGCCCTCTTAATTGTCTTAAATGCCAGGTTAGGTGCAAGACCGTTGTTTGTATCGTGTCCAGACTCGGAGTCGCAATAGTAAACTCGGGTTTGAGCACCAACGATTTCGTAACCAGGAAGTCCGTTTCCACCAACTGCAAGAGCGTAACCAGTAGAACCAATACCAATTCTGAAAGGACCAGAGTTATAAGTGAGAATATCACCCTTACTTACCAGAACAGCAGAGCTGTCTCCAGCAGCAAGAGTTTCCCAATATGTTCCGAGACCAGCAGTAGGAATAACGTTAGTAAAGGAATTACCAACAGAAACATAGGAGTTCGAACCGTATCTTACAACGTGACCAGGATGGTACGCAAACGTTGTAGAGAAATTGCCAACGAAATTAAATCCTTTGACCAGAAGATCCCAAACAGATGCACCAATACCAACACCTTGTGTGTTACCAGTAGAAAGAGGTGCAATGTTAGTCGTAATACCTAACTTGTGGCGGAAGATGTCACCACCGTACTGTACAAGCTGTCCTCTGAAGTATGTTCCCTCAGAGTAGGTATTTGCGGCTCCAGCGATACCATCTGCAAGAATTTGCCATGTCTTGCCTTCAGTGTCTGTACCGATAGCAACGTTCTGTGGAGGAGAAAATCCTGCAAGAGATGTCGTAAGGGCAACGTAAGAAGAACCATTGTAGTTAACAACGTCACCAGTTTGATATGGTGTATCGATGTTCCACTCGCCTTCTGCATTGAATCCAGCAACATATTCAGTGACCTTAGTGAGGTCAACGAATGTTCCTTCGGATGTGTGGGCAGTAGTAACTCTATACTGGATGTTTCCGAACCTTACTACATCGTTAACACGATAGTATTCACCAGACATCCAATTCCCTCTGGAATTGATACCTTCTAAGTGAACGTTCCAATTGCTAAGATCCGACGAATAGAAATTCGCAGTGCTCGCAGTGGATGTGTGGTTAACGACGGCAACGTAGGAGTTACCACCGAACTTGACGATATCATCAATCAAGTAGGATTTGGATGGCTGCCAATCGCCAGTCCAGTTGAATTTTACTCTTCCAAGTCTAAACTCAGCCATTGTCTCTCCTGGTAATTATTATTTGGGTCCGATAGAGTTGTAATCATAATCTGGTCCGTTGAACCTAATGACGAAGAATCCATCGTCGTCTATGTAATAATATAAATTTCTGCGGTCAAAACGGATCTGTTGGTATTTATCATTCGGATCATCTAAAGCTTTCTTTTCGGTAGCAATATCATTTCGAATGACCGACGTTTTTCCAACGCCAACATCGTATGTACCATAGTCAATACCATCACCAAATTCTGGGATAGCAGTACCATTAGCGCGATAGAATTCTCCGAGTTCAGTGGAAGCAGCACTAACCTTGGAGAAATACAGCATGTTTTCCGCGTCTCTTCTCAGAGCATATACGAAAAAACCTGAGGATTCTGATGGTAAAAACTCACCAGAAATCGAATTACTTAGGGTTAATGCCATGTTTAACTTCCTCTATTGTTGAAGATTTTCCAAAGAGATCCAGTCCAAATTAAACTTACAGATGCACCTGACACATCCAGAATCAGAGGAGAACTCTCCCTAACCAAATGGCCATTTTCAAATGAATAATTCGAAGTAATAGAAACTGGATTAATACTCCAAAAATTAGTAAAATCTTCTACCCATACCCAGTCACCGACTGCGCGGGGTTCGGGCATGGAGAGAGAATATCCACCAGGAGTGTTTTGTGAATCGACAGTATACTTTTGGTTAGTTGTCATACTGTATGGGCCATCAACGAACGTCCATCTGGACTTCGCCAATTCAAAACCACCTGGAGTAACACCGTCGTGTACAACAGCAACATTCTTGTCTGTATCAACAGTTACTTCTGCAAGGGCACCTGTGAAGTTAAAGTGCTCCGCAGTAGTGCCTTTTCTTAGTTGTACCTGCTTTGTCATGATTCAAATCTCATGAAACGGACTTTGCTTCTGTTTTATTTATACTTATTAAAAATATTGCATTAAATGATAATAACGTATACTCGACCCTCTTCGAATTGTACGAGTTGTGTAGAGGCAATAGTAGTGGAGGAGTATCTGACATTGCCAATTCCAACATATGTCGCTCTTGTATAAGCTTCTTGCGCTGTTCCAATTTTGAACAGAACGCCGCGACCATCGACAGGTGGGAATACGCGACGTTTGTCGGCAGAACCACCAATGATGAACAGACCAGAACCGTCTGGAGATGGAGTGTAATCGACAAATGGGAATACCAGAGTTGTCGAAGAGAGGGTAATTTTTCCAGATGTGCCTGGATCTCTGTCGTCTCCATAGTATCCATAGACTTGAACTTCTCTCGTTTCGCCAATGCCAGAAATCGTGAGAGTTCCAGAAGTACCAGGATCCTTGTCGTCTCCGTAGTATCCAAAGACTTGATTGAGTGCAGTATCTGCATTTCCAAGAACTCTGAAGAGCATTGTTTGCTCGCCAGCGCCCGAGGTGAAGGATACTTCTGCAGATCCAGAGATTGTTGCCTTTCCACCCAGAACATCTGCAGTAAGTTGGAACTTGGGAATTGCAGTTCCATCGATTTTGAACAGACCAACACCAGTGACAGCTGGAGTAAAGTCGATGTTTGGATGAGTAAGTTCTCCAACGATCGAAATTGTTCCAGAAGTACCAGGATCTCTGTCGTCCCCGTAGTAACCGTAAACAGCAATTTCTCTGCTGTCTGCAGAACCACCAACATTGACAAGAACAGTGAATGTAGAAACAACAGGAGTAACGGATTCCGCTCCTCCACCAATCGCGAAGAGAGATCCAGATCCAATCTCGTCAAATGTTGCACTTTCTCCAGCAACACCAGATGCAAAGATAGTGCCACCAAAGTCAGTTGTGAGGAGAACTGCCTTGTCAGCGACTCCACTGAGAGTGAGAGTGATGACATTTTCTGGGGTTTGTGCGGAGTATGCGTACTCTGCACCGTATGCACCCGAAACAAAGATCGTACCAGATGTGACTGGACGAACTGGAATAGATTCCGCTGATCCACCTGTTTTGAACAGAGAACCAGATCCAGAGTAGGCCTTGGATTTTCTCTCGGTGATATAACCAGAGAATGTCCCAATACCAATTCCAACTGCTGCAGTTGTAATTTCCCTGTAAAGAGTTGGTGTCGTTTCTGTGGAGATGGTAATCTGACCAGATGTACCAGGATCCTTGTCGTCTCCATAATAACCATAGACCTGAATTGGTCTGTTTGGTGCATCTCCTTTGAAGAGGAAGAGACCAGGGCCCGCATCGATAGACGCTGGAATAAATCTTTCTCCAGCACCAGTTTCTCTGCCAGAACTGACACCCTGAGCTGCGGTATGAATACCCAGAATGTAGATCGTACCATCTGTGATGATAGGAGCGTTGGTTCTGGAAATAGCTCTGGAACTGATTCCAATAACACCAGACGCTGGATATTTTGGAATAAATCTGGTAGTAACAATACCAGGATCTCCATATTCTCCACCCGCTCCACCAGCGAATAATGTGAATCCAGTCTCGATACCGATATTTCTTTCGATACCGTAGTGTGGAGTGTAATCGATGAATGGGTGAACCAGTTCTCCAGAGAGTCGGAGAGTTGCCTTGGTTGCAACCTCAGAGAAGGTTGCGCTGAGATCGGAGTAAGATCCGTATGGTGTAAAGAGTTGAGTGCCTTCTGGTGGATTCGAGATGAACTTCTCGACTCCAGTACCAGTAAAGGTAGCAGATCCAATACCAACTTCTTCGAATCTGACTCTCTCGACAAGTTCTCCGAAGGAGAACAGAGTTCCAATACCAACACCAACGAATTGGTTGGCGGTGATCGTGATACTCTCTGTACTTTGACCATCGATGAGAATAGTGACGGTTCTCTCTGGTGTTTGTGCAGAGTAGGCTTCTTCTGCAGAACCAGAAAGTGGCAGAAGAGGAACATCTGCACGTTCGAATACAGTAATCGATTCGAGCGCGCTGGAAATCGTAAAGAGAGCTGAACCAGAACCAGGGAAACTTGGAATGAATCTGGTGACAAGTGCTCCCTCGGTGAAGGAGAGTGCAACACCAACAGAAAGTGGGAATCTGGTAGGTTGAGAATCTTCTTCGTTGACCCAACCATAATCTTCATATCCATTGTCAATACTTTGATTGACGAAACCAGTATTGGATGGATACAGATATTGATCATAATCTGGTCCACCAATGGTGTTCGATCCTTCACCATTACCAATGTCACCCCAATCAATACTTGCATTAGTAGTGCTGAAGTTTTCGGCGGAGGATGTTCCGTCGAACGTTGGCAGAGATGGGATCTGTGCAAGATCGAATCCAAAGGTTGGTGTGCCACTGAGGAGACCAAAGTCTTCGTTTTCTTGACCATACCAGATGGAAGACTCGTTGTAAGAATCTGTCTGTTTTTCGCCTGTTGCTCCGCCAGCGAATCCAAAGAGACCAGCGGTTTCACCAACATCAATAATTCTAAGATAAGTCTGACCTTCTTCTCTACCTTGACGCAGAGTGATGAGACCAGACGCGGATGGTGCAGGAGATTGTTTGACATCTGCAGCACCACTGATGAACTTGACCCCTGCAGCAGGAGGCGTAACTGCAGAACTCTCTGCAATGCCACCAATGGTAAAGAGAGAACCAGAACCAATCTCTGTTGTTGGAGTAATGGACTCTGCACCAGCCCCACCGATAGTGAATTTGCCTTCGAGACCAAATACGGTATGTTGTGGAGCCTGACTGAACCAGTTGGCACCAAAGATGTTGATACCTGCCTTATAAGTGGCAATACCAGTAATACCAGAAGTCTCATAATCAAATACAACTGCCTCGACGGCAGGTTCAGACATGAAGAATGTACCGACACCCTGATAAGTTGCTCTACTGAAGGAGTCTTGAACATCTCCGTAGATTTGAACTTTTCTGAAGAGATCGATAATGTATCCAAAGTCGTCTGCACGGAATGCGACCAGACGTACAAGACCCCAATCCTCGTATCCCTCTGGTGGGGGAGCTGGAGCTTCTGAAATGAATCCAAAATCAAGAGGTTCGACAAATCCATCTCTCTCCAGAGGAGATCTCCAATGTGGAGTGAAGTCTTCGATGATTCCACCAGTAAAGGTGAAGAGTCTGAATCCAACGTAATCGGAAATCTGGGCGATATCCGATGCAGCACCACTGATGGAAAGTGTTGCTGTCTGTGATGGTGGGTAATGTGTAAGTTTGAGACCTTCGGAGAATCCAGTGAAGAAGAACTCTGCACGTTCTTCGTCGCCTTGGAAAGTGATTTTTTCTGTACCAGCGCCGCCAGTAAGAACGAGACCGAAACTCTCGATTCCTCGTGGTACAAAGGCTTCTGCACCAGATCCACCGAATGTAAATTGACCTTCTTCGCCAAATACGGTGTGTTGAGGTGCCTGACCAAGACCAAGTTGACCAACTGCAGTAATAGTACCAGAACCTTCGAATGCGAAGACTTTTCTTTCTTCGTCTGGCAGTAAACCATCTCTGAGAGATAGTGTTGCAGTTTCTCCAATGTACCTTGGTTCAAATCTCTCAAATGCCCTAGTAAGAGCACCAGAGTAAGTCGCCTTGGTAGTGATCTTGCCGTAACGTTGATCGGCAACAATCTCACCCCAATCATCAGAAGGAATAGGTACAGTCTGTTCTACTTCATAACTGATCTGAGTTACGCCGTAGTGATCCCAGGTTGGTCCACTGGATACAGCCTGATAAATTCTGTAAGTATATTGACCTCTGTGTACAGCATCCAGAGGAATGGTGATGTCTCTTAAGGTATCGAAAGAATTGTCATTATATGCAATGACAGTGTTAATTCTTACCCAAGAAGTCCCGTTCCATCTATCAAGAACTAAACTTTCGCTTGAAGTATCTGGATCTTCTCCACCATTGGCATCATTGCCTCTGATTGCTCTGATGGTAATGCTTGTTGCGTTGGTAGTATCTACATCCCACTCAAAGGATCTACCATTGGTGATGCTGCCGAATTTAATATGTTCGCCAATATTAAATCCGCCGCCCTGACCGATTCCTGTCCCAGACTGAGCAAGGAATGTTCCAATGTATGTGGGATTGTACGCAGCGAAATCACTGGTAGTGATAATTCTGGTAACAATCTCCGTAATTTCGGTTACGGAAAGTAGACCGTAATCAACAGACTCTACAATATCGGCATCTGCGAAGCTGTTGATAGAACTATTCGTACTATCAAATGTCGTGTTAACTTCAGAGAAGTTGGCGCCCTGTTTGACAGAAATTGATCCGAAGTCTTGTTCTTCGAATGTCCCTGTGAAGATGGAGTAATCGTAGGTTCTACTCTCATCTCCAGTACCGTTGAGAACTTCCTCATTAGGATGAGCTTCAATATACTCATCTGGATATTCTTGAGAAGTTCCACCTGAAACGGTGAGTGTAATTCTGGATACGAACGGATATATGTTGAATTCCGCCGTTTGTGCCTCGTCTGAGACTGTGAGACTTCCAGATCCGACTTCTGTAAATGTCTGTCTTGTGGCCGCTTCCCCGTTGAGGGTTGGTTCTGGTCCTGCGGCACCCAAGTCTGGTACAACCAGTCTCTCCAGACCTCCTCCAATCTCGAAGAGGGTGCCAGACCCCTGCCAAGGTGCCTGAGAACGCGATACCTTTCCTTGTCCCTGTATGAGAACGGGCTGTTGAGGAACTGCTGGTACGAAGGCGACACTTTCTTCCAAAGTATTTTGGATCGTACCCATTGATCCAAATGGAAGTATGTCACCTACCCAGACTACTAGACCGTAATCACTTGGGTTAAAACCTAATTCGTCTTCTTCAATAATATGGGCGTCTGTAATATTGCCAAAGTCCTCCGACGACGTTTCCGACACCGTAATGTCTCCGAAGGTGTCGGTAACGAAGTAATTGATTCGAGTTTCGTCGTAAGTAAAAACTCTGGGCGCCATATTCTAGCCTTCATTTAATGAAAAGGGGAGGCGCTTTTTTGAAGCACCTCCCTACATAACGAAGATCTATAGTATGTATAAATCAGTCAAGTGCAACGTTCAGGGTGATCTTAATTTGGTCACCGTTGTTTTGAATGTTGTAAGGACCGTTTGTGAATCTCTCAGCGTACATGATGCTGGAGTAGAGAGTCGCGGTATTCAGACCAGCAACACCGTTTGCGGTTGCAGTCAGGGAAGGAGATGTGTAGAACTCGTCTGCGTTAGGTACGTTAAAGACGGTGTATACGTTGGACTCAAGAGTTGTGTTACCAGCACCAGCAGCAACGTAAAGGATATCGCCAGCAACCAGACCGTGATTCTGAGCGAGAATCTTACCGAAACTAAATGTAATCGATGGGTCAGTCTGAGGCTGAATGTTGTCGATCAGTGCCTTGTCGAGATAAACAACGTTCAGAGCTCTATCAAGTCCAATGATTCTGGTTCCAGTTTGGATACCAGGGTTACCTGCGACGTACTGACCAAGAGTCAGATCGTCCATGGTGATGTCGGAGTCAACAGTGAAGTAGAAGTTACCAACAACGCCGATGCAAGGATCAACGTTTGTTCCCTTCGAAATGGTTGTTCCGATACCAACACCAGCAGCATGCTCAACACCCTGAAGTGCAACAGGCATGTTATTTGCACGAGTCACATAGTAACCATAGATGTTACCTGCGGGACCAGTGAAGGTGAAAGTTTGTTCTGGATAGGTTGCGGTTGTACCACTACCAACGTTCTTAATAACCCAACGAGAACCATTCAACAGAATACCATACTGCTGTGTGTAATTCTGATCTGTTCTATTATTTACGCAATTAGGATACCCTGTATTTGCTGTCGTTCCATATCCATTGGTGTTACCATCAATGTATGGCTCGAAATACGCCGTGGTAGAAGGAACGTCACCTTCCGCTGGGGTGGTGTTACTCGTAAACAGTTTGAGAACGAGGTTTCTTGGTGAAGTATCCTGAAGGTCCTGCACGAAGTTATTCTGAGCAATCAGATAACGGAGAGACTCAATTTCACCAATATTGGGAACTAGTAATGCCATCGAAACAACTCCTTTTGGGGGTTAGACTTTAAGAACTATTGTTATTTATAATTTTAATTTTAAAGAGATCAGGAATCTTCTAATCCCAGAGACACCAAACACATCAAATGTGAGGATATCGCCCGCAACAATTGTTTTATCCCAATTATTTAGTACATCGTCAAAGTACTTGTCAACGCCAGATAGGATAATTCGGCTTCCACCAGTAATGCTGGTAAAAGTGGGATAGTTGGTAAAATTAGACTTCGAGATCTCAAAAGCTACGTTTCCAGTCTGATCTGAAAGAACTGTAACCGAATCAATAACACCACTAACATCAAGTGTTACCTTTCCTTTGTTACCAGAAAGCATATCAGAACTGCCACTATCTATCACATAGTTGATAGTTCTAGTTAAGTCGGCAGTAGTAGCAAGTGCGATGATAAAGACATCATCATTAGCTAGTGGTGCCTGAGTAAAGATAATCTCGGCGCCAGAAATAGTAAAATCTGTTGCTGGGTTTTGTACATCCCCATTCTTAACAACTATAAGTTGTTGATCGTTGATTGGAGCATAGGGGTTTCCACCATCATTTAGTGGAAAATTGAGTTGTGACCCATCAAATCCACCACTAATATCATCAATAACAATATTTCCATATTGAATTGATTTTGTTGGAATTTCATAGTCAACTCCAACTCTATAATCACCTGGTTGATTTACCTGTACAAGATAATTTGTCATCAGGAAACTCCAGGTACAACGAGAACATTGCCTTGAATTGGTTTGGTTTTATATGAATTGGGCGAAACTAATACCAAATCATAGACATATCTACCGCCCTCTATTGCAGCAGTTGCCGTCGATGCAAACGAAACTTTGCATTGTCCCGCTAGTCTATTGGGAAATGAAATTACGAACGGGTAGTATTTTGTTGCCCCAGGATGTTTTTTCATCTTGGATTCCGCAGTATATCCCGTAAGATTTAATGGGGAACCATTAGTATTCTGAATAGTAAATGTGGCTTCAAAATCTACTCCCTGATCAACCACCAAATTAATAACTCTTGCTGCCATTATCCACAGGGTCGGATTTTAACTATTTATCCAATTTTTCCAATAGTAGTTTTACCATATCTTTCAATTCACTAACCTCACTTTCGAGGTTAGCAATTTTTTCTTTTTCACTTAATGCCTTTGACTTCAGTTTTATATACTCATCATAGTCCTTGTCAGAGGTATTGAGAATTGCATTAGAATTCGTATCTCTGACAAGGCCTACATGATTTTCTACTCTTAAGTGCATGTTAGATGGATGCAATTGCTCTCAGATCGCGAATCTTAGGAACATAAGCGTAGTTAGTACCAGTCATAATGATCTTGATCTGGAATCCTGTGAAAGGAGGAAGATCTCTTACATTATATTCATATTCGCGATAATCATCTAAAGCATTAGAAGCGGTGATTCTTCTATCAGGCAAACCACTATTCTTAGAAATATCAATTGTCACTCCATCACCATCAAGGTTATCATAACCAGGGAAGAGTTCGAATAGTTGATATTCCGCAGGAGTATCAGGTCTAAAGATTCTGTAAAGAACTCTAATATCATTAGTGGAATGTCTGTAAGCATCAAACATCACTTTCAATCCATCTGCCGACTTTTCAAGATTTACTGGTTTGGACAGATAAATTGCAGCACTTGGATCCCTATCAAGAGAATTCACTCTCAGATCGGTAGCATAATTATCAATCTTATCATTAATTCTATCCATCGTAGTGATGACATTGACTCTATCCAAGTCAATCATTGGACTTACTTTGGTATCCTCTGTAGAGAGTGTAAACTCCATCGTGAAAGACTTTCTGCCAGGAAAATCTTGGAGTCTAGCAAGTTCATTGACTTTAGAGGCAATGATTCTTGGAGAATTAAATGGATTGTTACTATTGAGAGAAACTGGTTCAAATCCCTGATCAACAAAGGGTTGAAGAGAACCATCTGGGCTGTTGCCCGTGAAAGTTCTGACTCTTGCAGAGGCTCCTGTTCCTTCTGGTTGAAGGATAGAAACGTTTGTTCTCAGAGAGTTAAATGGAACGTTTTGAGTTGCTCTAGGAACATTCTGAGAACCAACGATAGAATGTTGATTCTCATAAGATCCAGCAGACTTAGTTTCATTAAAGTAAAGTGCTGGAAGAGATGCAGCAACTCCACGGTCGGTTCCTCTACTGGAAACACCAACCTTCACCCAGTAATGATCAATATCGAGAGGATATTTGGACAAATCAGTAGATTCGAAACTGTGCTCGCAGTTAATTCTTCTCAAAGATATGCCATTGAGTTCATACTTAAAGACGACTTGATTTTCACTATAATCTCCAGATTTAGTATCATCGATTGCTCTAGTAATACCAGTGATTGTTCCGTTACTGGTGGAAACTCCAGTGTATCGAATAATCTCTTGTCCAAGTTTAACATATCCAGGATTGTTACCATCGACAGGATAGTTTTCAAAGGCGGTGAAAATACCAACAGAAGTTACGGGGAGATCATCCGTTTGAGATGAATTATAGGATGCTGTAATCTTTTCTGGTTTTACATCACTTTCAATTCCAAATAGAGATACTCTATCAAGTCCAGAATACATTCCATGATTGGAGTGTTTGACTCTGAAGTGGAGACCATCGGTTACAGTATCAGTAAACTGGATAGTGGCACCATTGAGAATTGTAGAACCACCAGCACCAACATAAACAATATTAGAAGATGCATCGACTTTAGGAGATCCCTGAATATTATCAATAACTAAGGTGTTGAATGCACTAATAATACCAACTTCATTTGGAATAGTGAGAAGAAGATTCTTACCAAATCCGCCTGTATCTACTGCATTAACCGTCAAGATATCGCCAGCAGAATATCCTGTTCCACCGATAGCAACTGTTGCAGCAACAGCAACACCACCGTTGACGTGAATATTTGCCTTAGCACCAGAACCATTACCAGTTCTAGCGATGAGAGGAACGTTACTATAAACGACGGAACCACTAGTGAACCCTGCACCGATAGAACTGAGAACGAGGTCACTTCCGACTCCAACCGCACCGAGAACCTTAGAAAGTTTTGCTTTAAAGTTACTATTGTTTTGTTGTTGAATTGTAATACCAGGTGTTAATGCAGCTGCTTCTGTGGAGGTCAGACTCTTAGCAAGACCAACAACTACATTTCTAGAAACCATATCAAGTGGATTTCTTCTTAAAGCAGCAATTTGTCTGTTACCGACATCTAGATCGGGATTATAGAACCTAACGTTTCCTTGATTTGCTGCGAACTCTGCTCTATAGAGAGTGAACTTAAGATCTTCAAACTGACTGGGATCCCAAGTAGCACCGTTCTGTGACTTGAACAGAGAACCGAGGAGTGGTTGTTGAGAAACAATAATTTTCTCGGAATCTGGTCTATTTACTGTGGTGATGTCTTCCTCTCCCATTCTGGAGATGAAGACGGTATACTCATTAGATGCCGAAAGAAGAACCAATGCATATTCACCGCCACCTTCACAATAAACAGGGGATGGGAACTCAAAAGTAGTTGCCTTTGTTCCATCTTCAGAAACCACAACATTATCTGGATCGAGAATTGCCTCACCAAATGGCAGAATTGTTTGGGTTGGCAAACCAGTTTGCAAAGTTCTAACTTGGAGAGTAACTGGCAAACTCTTAGAGTCCTTAGTTCTAAAGAACACATCACACTTGGTGAGGAATACACCATTTACATCTGGAACCTCAAAAGATTCGGCAAGAGGGTCAACCCATCTTGTTTGTTGAGTTGTTCTATTACTAAATGTAGTATCAGCAACTAATCTAGTGTCGGTCTCAGTAATTGTTCTAGAATCCGATCTAGGAATTCTTTGAACATCTGCATTTCTCATTCTCAGAGTAGATTCCTCTACGTTCTGTAGAGTACCTTGAGAAGTAAAGTTTGTTTCGGCAGAACTATCAGTGAATCCAGAAATAGTTTCATTAGTAGAACTAGAAGACAACGTGAATGTCTTTGTACCAGTGTCAAATGTAGGAGTAGCTGGAGTAACGGGATCGGGGATAAACAAAGATCCAATCAACACGCCTGCTTGATCAGTAATCAGTCTAATGTCCTTAACGGTAGCAATAGCACCACTCGATTGACCAACTAATCTCATTCCCTTACTTACATAACCAAAGAATCCAGATGCAGACTGGAGTTCCAGAGATGCAGTATCAACGTTCAATGCTGTTGCTGTAGAAGAGTATGTCGATGACAATCCATCGGCAGGAGAATATGGATTTACTTTATAAACTTCAGTTGGAGCATTGTATGGGCCATACTTGTGGTTTTGTTGTGCAAGTCTGAATCTAACGTTGGCAGAACCTAAAGATCCCTGAACAACTTCTCCAGTACCAAAAGTACCACTGACCATTTCAATTTCAATCAGTTTGGGTACAGTGTACCTATTCATATCAACGTTATCGAAGAATGAATAGAGTCTGGTATTAGGTTTCAGTCTTCTGCAAATAAATTCAATATTTCTCGATCTCATCGTTGCGACAACATCGAGAGAGACTACTTTATCACCAAGGCTGGTAGAGTCGAATCTCTCACCAACACGGAACTGAATGCCTTCTCTGGTTTGGTTTCTAGTTGTAGTAGTTGTCTGATTTCTGAAGGTTGTCGTTCTACTTGTTGTGGTAGTTGTAGTAGTAATGGGAATACCGCGACCACCTTGGAAACCGCCACGACTTTGAGAGCTGGTAGAACCAATATCTCTCGAAATAGTTTCAATAGCGCCACCAAGACTGACACTTTGTCCAGTCCAAGTAGTCTCCCAAGATCCCCAATCAACTGGAGACATACCAGTATTACTATCTGCACCAGTAATCGCCATAGAGGCACTAAAACTACCTTCAATATCGTAGGTTCTGGCACTTCTTCTAGTCTCGATCCAAGTATCACTAGATGGATTCAGTTCAATTTGACCAATCCAGTTGACAACTGCAAATGGGTTTACGTTTTCAGTTCTCGTAGCAAACTTATTCTCAATATACGTTACATTAGAATAGTTAAGACACACAACGTCACCCTTTCTCACAACGTTCGTATCGCCGAGGTCACTTACAAATCGATAGTCCGCAGATGGGTTGGCAGATGTAGCCGCACCAACAACAACTTCCGAACCCAACAGAAGATCAATAGATGTCGTATAGTGAGATGGTCTCAATCTTCCAGCAACAGTGTCAATACTTGCCTTAAATTGGACATTTTGAATATCACCACCAAGAATAGACTTAAAGTTATCAACAAAGAAACCTGCCTTAAATCTATCCAAGTTAGTCTGAGGATCCCTCAGAGTCATGTTAGCGGTCTCACTTTCCAAAAGAGAAAGTGAAGTATAATATTCTACATTCTTCAGTCTCTTTTCAATACCCGCAATATCCTTCATTCTATATCGCTTGTGCGACTGAAGACGTGTTCTTACCTGGTCTGCAGAATAAACATATGGAGGGACATAGATTGTCGCAACTTCCAGAGCATTATCCAAAGTATTAGGTACTTTGGGCACATCCGCAGGGACACCTTTCTGAAGACTAAAAATGCCTTCTTTTGTCAAGTAAAGTTTATCAATTCTACCAACATAATAATCATAAGAAAGATTTGTAGATTTATCTTTAGCAATGATGTGAGTAGAAGATGATGTTAATGGGTCAAAAGTTCTAGACTCAAATTCAAATGGAGATAATGCGCCAGAGAATGATGTTACTCTTGGTCTAAAATCAATAATGTCAGATGCAGGAAGTCTATCTACCGTAGGAAGATCGTAGGTATATCTGTCAGCATCATAAGAATTGATAACTACGAAATCTCCAGGATCCGAAGAATCAATATAGTAGTTGTTATAAACTACTTTAAGTTTTCTGGAGGGAGAAGAAGAGGCAGACTTTCTGATAATGGCAGAATAGTTAACATACTCTCTAAGTTGTCCAGGATCAAATTCAAAGTTGTCTTTAATATCTCTATCACCAGGAATGATCCCAGAAATGTTTGCAGAAATATTAGATTCTCTAAATTTAACTAACTCATTACTACTAAAGACATTTTCATTTAGATATACAAACTCAATTTCGTTAGTTCCATTGGTTGCAACGAATGCTGCGGCTGCACCAGAATCTTGACCAATAAGAGTTTCGCCCTTAATCGCATTTAAGATATTTGAATTTAAATTTACGAGGGTAAGTTTTGGAAGTGCTGGATCAGAAGAAGTGGAAGACTCGAAAATACCAATGACCTGAGCAACATCTGAAATACCAAGAGAGATTCTTCTATCTTGAACTCTAGTTCCGTAAATCGTGCTGTATGTCAGTCCATCATCTAATTTTTCTACGCCTGTTCCAGAACCACTCTTAGAAGACTTATCGATCAAAGAAATACTACATCTCTGATAAACCTTCTTTTTGGGTTTGAGATTAATTTTTTTCCAAGTAACAGTCAGTTTTCCATCACCATTAGTGCTGATATTACTCAGAGTTACCGTTCTACCAGAAACGGTGAGTTTTTGATCCGTGAGTGGTTCAATAGTTCCATCATCAAATGATAGAGTATAATCCTCTTCATCAAAAGGTTCCAGAGTCAAGTTTGGATCGGTTTCGAGAACCTGGCTGAAAGCACCTCCAGCAACAGATACTGCATAGGACTTTCTGAATACAATAGAAGAAGATGTCAGGTCTACGTTAGATACGTTAGATCTTGTTAGATCTGAAAAGAGATATGCATCTCCATCATTCTTGACCTCTAAAGAAACGTTAAAAAAGTCATTTGTAGTTATCTGTCCAGAGGGCAGAGTTCCATCACAAACTCCAGTAACGTTAGTTGTAGCAACAAGTACAACGTTCTTAGATGCAGTATTAACTGCAGATACTCTGTTGTAAGTTGGAACTGTATTGCCAGTTTTTGTGTACTGAACAATATCACCCGTTTTGATTCCAACTGCAAATGATGCATTTGCAGAAGTAACCGTAGAAACACCACCAGATGCAGCAGAAATCGTATATTGTGTTCCTGCAGGTGCCAGAAGTTTACCAAGATTCAAGATTGGATCTGCAGTAAATGGGACACCAGAGTTTCCTACGATTTGGTGTACATCATCAAATCTATAATCCTTTGCTCTAGTGATCGATCTATTGAATACTTCACCATTTACGATAATTTCTTCACCCGATTGGAAAGATCCAGATACCTGATACAGTACC